ATTCGCGTCCCCAGAAGAAGTGCAGCTTCCCTCAAACGACCATTCTGTCAAATGCCCCCACTGCGGGAGCGAGTTCCCTGTTAGCGTGAATGTTGAACTAAAGCCAGAAACCAGATAGGACAATAGCAAGCTATGGATACAAAAGAACTAAGGTTAGGCAACTATGTAAAGCTATCGAAAGATTACCAGTACGTAGGAGTTGAAATACCTGCAGGTACTATATGCAAAGTACATGCCATTAGTCTTAATTCCTTGTACCTGGAATGTCATGTAAATGGTGGGACTTTTTACGGTGAAGTTCCTATTTCTATGGTAGGACCTATTTCTCTCACAGAAGGATTGCTGTTAAAGTGCGGATTTAATGTCGAGTATTATGAATTCCAAATAAAAGAACAACGATTATTGACTATAGAAGATTTCTGGATATTATATAATACTCGTACTAACTTCTATGGAGTAATGCGCTCTAACAGAGTTTTTAAGCAAATAGAATATCTGAATCAACTTCAGAACATATATTTTGATTTAGCAGGAATAGAATTAAAAGTAAATCTATGAAACGAATAAAACTCACTAAGGAGGAAAAAGAGACACTTAGGATCGTTGATAAGTTCAACGGTCAGTGCCCTTGTGTATTTCCTTTGCACGTCTACAACTTGTCCGTACGATCACTTGAAAGGAAAGGACTAGTAAAAGCCGCATATCTGGAAGGTGGAGCAGTAGAAGATGCCAAAACCACCGATGAAGGAAAACACTACCTTTGTGAGAATCCCAATTTACGAAACCCTATCAACTGGACTGTTATCGGAGTAATAGCCGGGATACTTTCTCTTATCGTGTCTATTATAGCCTTATTTATAAGCTGCACCGCGATGTATAGATGAATATAAGGGATGCAAATGCATCCCTTTATTTATATCAGCTAAGAATTAATAAGATTAATGATACCTTGTCTACCAATTCCGGTAATCTTTCTATGGTAGATAATATGACCATTGTCAGCAACCTCTTGCTTTATATCAAACCAGCCAAGAGTAGCGTATTTAGTATATGGCACCCACGTCTGATTAACTTTGTATTGTACGCCAAGTTCTTTTAAACGGTTGTTAAGTTCAATTGCCGATTTAAGCCCCAATTCTTTAGCAACTTCCGTACATGTATAGGTTTTATTGACATGAGTTAGTACTGCTACCTGTTTCTCTGCTTCAATGCGTGCCGACCGTTCTTCTTTTAGCTTAGTGAGAAGTTCAATGCCGAAATCCGGGTTGTTTAAGATTTGGTCTATAACGTTATCGGTAGCATAGATACCATGCTTTCGGATAGAAGGAAGGACTTCATCACATACCCAATCTTGAAACTGTTCAGCATTAGGAAGATTACTTCTCATTATTAACCTATATACATCCTTTTCCGGAATATATACCATATTAGTTCCACCAATTCCGTTTCCATGTGGGCAAAACACCTTTTTGCCTGATTTGCAATGTCTTTGTATAGCATCAGCTGTATCAGAATATCCCAATGCAGTTGCTACGTCCTTTGCACAGAACAAAGGTTCTTCACTTGTTCCAGCTACTCTAACTTCACCAAACGATTCATTCTTAAAAATCTGAATGTTGTCCATAATAATGTCTTTTCGTTCGAGGACGTACCGCATTTCTTCATGCGGAGATAAAAAGGCGAAAGCCATGCAGGGGGTTGTGACCTACACAGCTTTCTATATCTTAATCCTCTGATTAATTCTAATTTTAATAAGTACAACCCAACGCATTGCAAATATAATAATAATTTTTAAAAGTGATTATACGATCAACAATCAACATATTCTTTTAACTATTTATGCTTTGCTTCTCAAATGAAATTGCTAACTTTGCATTGTGATACATATATAATAGTACAACATGAGTAACTGGAGCGAAAGACAAGAAGAAAAGAGAGAAGGAAAGGAAAAAGATAAGACTAGGAGGGAAAAGCTTGCCGGGTATTTCTTTAATCTTTCACAATTAACATATACAGCTTTGGTTCTTGGTGGTATGGTGCTATTTTTTCAAGGTAGCGTTATAAACTTAAAACTTTTAATCATGTTACTTGTTGGTTGTATATTAGCTTATTCGTGGGCGAAAATTGGAAATAACTTATTAAAATAAATTGATATGAATGCAGGAATATTTGTTTTTGTTGTGTTGGCTGTTATAGCGGTGCTATTCTTGATTTATACCGAAACTCCATCCGGGAAGAAATGGATCAAGAATTTATAGAATATGGATTTTATGATAATGCTTTTTTCAGGTTGTTTGGTAGTAGCGGCTGGAATAGCTATTTGGCTTAATACCAAATCCGGTAAAAAATGGCTCAACAGCTTATGATGATTAATAGTATTAAACTTGTAATAGATAAAAGCGTCATGTAGAGTGACGCTTTTTTATTGCAGTTATACAATATAAGGCAGATTAAAAGCTGAAAACAAAATGTCAAAGAACGATTTGTCGAATAGGAGTTGAGCCAATCGACACAGATTTTATTTGTCTAAACCAATTTGTCTGGACAGCATCTCGCATAAGGCTTCTAGCTGTCCCAATATATATGGTTTTATATCCTCACTACAATTACTTGTAAATGCGACAAGATTCTCTGATAGCTTATGCCATTCTTCTAACTCATTCGGTTTCATAAGTCCAAATCTTTAAAATTTGAGAAACAGCCATAACTACATGTTATTCAAATAATCAGTTACCACTTTAATGAAATCGTCAAGAGAACGGCAGACAACATATTTATTTCCAGCCGCTTCACATTCCTTTTGCCATTCTTTTTGTACTGTTCTTTGGTACTCACCTGGCTTTTTCATTTCTATACACAAAGCACCGTAGAAACGATTACTTTTAAGAAGTATCAGATCTGCAACTCCCGAAAGCATCCCTTCTTCTTTCATGTATGCCCCGTTTCTAGCACTTCTTCTTGCTGCATTAGGAACAGCAAATAAGATATTTCTTAATTGGGGGTATTGGAGGCGAAACCATCTAATACAAGATGCTTGTATCTTATGTTCTTCACTTTTCGGCTTTCTACGAATATTGGTTCCGCAATATTTAGCTTTCATTTCTTCGTATGTCATAACACTCCGATAAGTTTAAACCCAAGTAGCATCAACAATTCATTGAATTTCTCTTCATACCAAAGCGGCTGTGTTTCTTTTGGATTATTAGGGTTGACTTGGTTCTCTCCATACGACAGACCGGATTCGGTTATGGATTTGAAATACTTATCTTTACCTTTTGATGACTTCCTTTTCATGTCACATAAGATACCTTTCTGAATCGCTCTTTGATTAAACGCCTGTGCGCTGATAGATAAACCCGTTTCTTTGAGCAATTCAGTAGCGGACTTAAGTATCCCATGCGACGGGGTATAATCAGGTGTCGGAAGTCCAAGAGGTGCAGCTACTTTACTAATTAAAGACAATTTAGAAGAATCATTTAGATTAAGCACTTCACTTACGCCTTTTACCCATTCAAGACCAACGTGGACTTTAGTTGTTAGTGATGGTTCACGTTTAGTACTTTTCTTTTCTTCTACAATTTTTTGAGTGGCAAATTCTTCACAATTGATGAAATACTTTCTTGCTTGCTTCCCACGTACGTTATTCTCAATCATGGAAAGTTCTTTCGCCATGCTGATTGAGAGAGCGTATTCTATTGAGGGACGCCCTCCTTTGGGGTTTTCGCCAAAATTGTTGAAAACCTGATAGTCTTGATTCTCAATAAAATCATACTTATCAATGCGGTCTTTAATCCAATTAGAAAAATCTCTCTTACTTTCAAGAAGTGCATGTAAATCACGTGCGTTAACGGCTCTTTGACCGTTATTTTCTCTGATAGGAATAAGTTCTCCCATATTATAAAATTCTGCCATAATTATAACTTATTTATTCTTTATAGTAAATTCGTAGTAGATAGCTTATCACATAGAGAGGAACAAATAACACACACCGTTCCTCCCTTTTAAACTAATCTTCAATTATCGCCCAATCTGGCAAATATTCTTCACTGTTGATCTCCTTCATTAGTATCTGATTTATTGTTAGGGATTACTTTTGTTTTACCACCAGTTTTATCAACAATAACCGGTTTGCCACCTACAGTGGTTTCGGTACATTGCCCTTCAGGGAACTTATTAATAAAGCGAACAACTTCTTTATCTTCTGTTGCATTACTTTCTTCTTTGGCTTCATAAGGGAATACATCAACAATCGGAGTTTCAGCTACCATACCGATCTGATAATCTGTCATGGTTCCTTTCATGCCTTCATCCAGTTTCTTCACTGCGTCACGCAAGTCGGCAGCTTGTACCAATACTTGTGTGGAAGTCTTCTTCTCTGCACCGCTTTTTTCGTCAAGGGTGATAAAGATCAGTTTGCACTTAAACCAGCGGTCGGCACTTTCCTCGTCGCTGGGGAAAAGTTCGCTATAGTTGGCACGTTTGATATCCGAAACGGTAAATTCCCCAGAGATAAACGGAGTCATCTCCTCGATGATTCGTGCCTCTGCTTCTGTAAAACTAAGTGCATCTACCAAATAAGGTTCCGTCACTTTCTTCTGCATTCCGTTTTCCATTACTTTTTCATAACGGATTTTACATTCAAACCATGTATGCATTGCCATAATTAATCCTCCTTTAAATTTTTGATACTATCTTCAAGCATTTCATTTAAGCATGTTCCACCATTGTAGAATTGCATAATGTAGCTGTACGTCCCGTCATTGTTAGGAGTAAGGATTGAAATGTCCTGTGTATCCTCTTCTTCCTTGTCCTCAATGACTTCCCAAAGAACATCGTTGACCTCAATCACAATAGCTGGATAGGGATCATTTAACAATGCTTCTTTATAAGTCTTATAATATGCCCCTAACTCTATTTTAAGAGTCTTGCATTTCTGTTCACACCACCCTTCGACAGTATAATTATTCAAATCGACTTTCTTAATTTTGCCAATATGTCTTTCCATTTCACTCATAATTAACTTTCTTTTTTTACAATTTTACTAATCAAATTCTTTTTCCCGTTTTTTACGTCTACGATAAAAATCTAATATTGCGTCATCTCTGTCATTGAACATCCTTTTCGAGATCTTAACAATGATCCAAATGGATATAGCGAGTACAGCAATAAATAATATTCCACCAACAACCATATAGATACGTACTAAGTCTGTTAGTCAAGATTGGTTTAAATAATCAATTAGATCTTTCATTTCTATTTTTCTTTTTTCATGATGATTAAGCTAAAGGATGAACTCTTTACCAAAGGATTTCTCCAGTATCGTTTTTAGTTCATCGGAACCATTTTTGTACAGCTCCATGTCTTTCTTTTCACTGATTTGTAATATCCTCATTTTTTATTTTCTTTTTAAGTTTTTTACTCGTTTTCCTACATTGGCGAGCCTTATCTTGCTCACATGGTTTCTTGCAATATTTATCAATTAATTCAGCACTCTTATCAAGGAGCCGAATAAGATTTTGTATATCTGTTTTGCATACTTCCATTGCTTTTAAGTATATGTTTGCGAATCCAGGAAAAGCCACCATACAGCCATTTATTCTGTTTACACAATAATAACCTATCACCTTTAGGATAGAATATAACCCACCCAAATCCTTTTTTTAGAAACAATGAATTCGAATCCAAAATCATTTCGTTGAATAACGTCATATCCTAAAGATTTGATAGCGGGAAGGATTGTGTTTACAAACTGACTATAACGCTCTTCTCTTCGCTGTTTTACAAATAGTCCGTATTCTTTTCCTGTTTCACTCATGGTAATTCTATTTTATCAAAATCAATACCTTTTTCATTCATAAAATCACCAAGAGCAATGATGTTCTCACGGGTAGTAGTAACTTTGAACGCTCTCGTCAATAATTCAGGTTGTTGTGTCCTGGATTGACTAAAAGGTACTTGTTCGTCAGCTTTTTGATTTGCTATCGCAAACGGATTGACCGGACGTGTTTTGGCTTGTTCTGCTTCAACAGCTTTACGAGCTTCTTCCGCTTGTTGCTTTTCTTGTTCCGCTCTAATCTTAGCTTCTTCTGCTGCCTTAGCCCGTTCGCGTTGTTCTTTCAGGCGGTTTGCGTATTGAATAGTAGAAGTGATATTAAGCGTGTCCATATAATAAGTGCGGAGAACATCATAGTCTTCGCCAAAACCTTTCAGCGTAGATAGCTCGTTTTCAACCTTAGCAAATATGGCATCAATATCCGAACAAACAGACTTCATGCTTGCAGTCTTGTTCAGCCATTCCGGTTTAAACACCTTGTTGAAGTCCACGAGATTGGTGTTCATGCCATCAAAATAGGTTTTAATGTTTGCTTTCTTCTTTTCCTTATATTGCTGCTCGTTCTGTTTGACTACAGTATCAATCTTAGCGGAGCATTCACCAATGAGCTTCACCGTTTCGTTTACTACCTCCTTGAATTCTCCAAAAGGTTTCATAAACTCCTTCTCTATTTCAAGGCGTTTGGAGTTGAGAGCTTTTGCAGCTTTGTTGAGAGAGGCTTTATCTCTCTTTGCCTGATCGATATTGTCATCCGTGTAGTTGGATATATCATACTTCGGCAAATTCGCCATTACAATATCTCTGATTTGCTTTGCGTTGGTAGTAAGACTACCTAGCGTCTTTTCACTTACGACCAGTTCTAGGTCGCTTTCTTGAATTGCTAATTGTGTATCCATTGCTCTATTTTTTATTTAGTTTATCAACAATACGTTCTATTACCTCTGCATTATCTACCGAAAGCCATTCTTTAGCGACATTCCAAGCTATACTTTTAGATGCTTTGAAATTGTCAATGCGTGTAGAATGATGCGACAAACGTCCTTCGGTAGGCTTCAATCCTTTGTCGTGAAGTTCGCATAAGCCATTGTGAAAGAACGAACAATAATCATCGCCCGATGCAATTTGGATCATAGGAATTGGAATATCAATAACTCCCATTATCATTCCGGCTCCCCAAAGAGTGGGGAGTAACCGGTCGGAATAACCTGAATCTATTAATTTGTCAATATCCTGCGGAGTTCCTAAACATGGAGTATGACATTGCATTTTACATAATGAACATTTACATTCACATGGTTTTCTACCTGTCTTTCGTATAATACGTTGGAGTTGAGTCTCTTTTATTAATAGGTCACCCATTATTCTATATCAGCTATTTGGTTAATAATATCGTCTGCCATACGAATGCGTTTCTCCATTTCAGCGAAGACTTTTTCATCAGGTAATATGTGTACAATATGAATAGGATCTATTTGAAAAGGATTATAAACGACAAAATCAGTTCTTTGTGCTCCAGTGCACATCATGTGAGCACAGCATTGGTAGAAGTATTTAGGATTCATTTCTAACAATGAGTCATTGTCATGAACATCAGATTTGTATCTCATAAATTTGCTCTGGTCAAGGCATTTGATTTCCAAACAGGTTCTTCGTCAAATTTGGTGGTACTTCTTCTATTGTGAATAAATAATCTTCGCTCTCAGTAGTTTAATTCCTGCCCTATTGTACATC